AGATTAGGACGGGCACCGCCCCCTCTGAGGGCGGATTTAAAGTTAGTGATCGTTCTTAAGTTTGCCATTAGTTGTGTCCTCCGTGATTATTGTATGTTAAAATCAAACTCTGCCAGTGACTTCTTCAAAAGCAACACCTGTTCGTGTGGCGACGAACGTCAATGTGACATAATTAATTGACTTGGTGGGCTTCAGGAAGATGTCCGCTCTGAATTCATTGTTGTCAATGATTTCAGGAGTGTTATTGGAGGAGTCACAAATGACGCGGAAGTCATAAAGTCCTCTCTTCGCTTGAACATCACGAAGATAAGGTTCAACAGCGTTAGTAAAGGAAGATCTAGTGATCTCATCATTGAACTCAAAGAGTTGATCATTAGCAAGTCCCTCAAGTGCTTTTTCAACTGTGAGGAACAGACGACGAACATTGATTCTATCGAAGGCAGAAGCAAAATTCAGTGCAGTCTTATCACCATACAGAACGGTTCCAACTCCAGGTAAAGTTACGATAGAGTTGATTCTTGCTTCATACAGAGAATCTCTCTGTGCTTTATTGGGGTTGTATGCAAGTTTAATTGCATTATTCAATTGTCCTCTCTGTTGTCCAGCGGGCGAGTACCATGGGAATTGATCGATCTCAGTTCTAACCATCAATCCAGCAATGTCTCCGTTAGTTGGGATATAGCGGAATTGATTGTTGAATCTGTCATACATGTATTTGTATCCACTATCAAACACAGCGAATGAAGAGGAACTCAACGAACTGAAGAATCTAACGATGTTATTTGTTTGATCTGTTGTAGATGCAACGTCAACTACGTTTGCTCTGTCAGGTGAGATACAAGCAATACAATCCTTTCTTCCTTGAGCAACAGCGATAAGTTTCTGTGCTTTTGCCTGCGATTCTGCTTCAGTTGAGCATCCAGGACCCATAAGAAGGAAGTTAATTTCGATCTCATCTTTGTTGGCAAAAAGATCATAACCGGCAGTTAAATCACCCAGCGTGGCAGACATGCCTTTGTTGTCTGTTCCGCTGTAATCCTTACCATTTACAAGAGTATAAGTCTTGTTACCGATAGCACTGAAGGTTACGTCTTGTGCTAACTGTCCAAAGATTCCTTCTGATGTGGTAAACTTAGTAAATGATGTTGAGAATCCAGTAGCAACAGGTTCAGTTAAGTGGAAACTGTCTCTTGCAGCAGAAACGTTTCCTCCTGCGTAAACATATCTTGAACCTTGTGCAAGATAATCTTTATAGTATGTTCTCTCGGGAGAGGCGAGGGCAGAAACTGTGTCGGTAGCCTTAGAGATGAATGTATTCTTCTCAAGAATGTTACCTTTAATTCCTGTTACAGAACCTGTGTCATCTACAATTACTACGTGCATCGCATCACCTTTGCCATTTCTGTCAGCCACATACTGACTTGTGGTGGGTTTGGGTGCAATCTCTTTCCAGAAGATTGTAGCGTTAGTCAATCCAAGAGTTTGTCCGTCATACCAGTCAGTGACTGTACCAGCAGTTCCTGCAAATACACCTAACCCTTTACCAGTATTAATTCCTGAGTTATTAACCGGAATAATGGTGGCTGCAGATTGGAAAGATCTCAGTGGATCGGATTGAACATATGTGATTGGAGTTTCAGTTCCTGCACCAGATACTCTAGAAGTAACCTTAACTACAATGCTACTTGCGCTATTTGTAGAATCCGTTGTAACTCCAGTGATAATTCCTTTAAGGAATCCATCAACAGCTTTAGTTGTTCCCACACCAGCCTCAGTTCCGCTGAGTGCCATGGTAACACCGTTACCAACTAAGATGTTTGAAGCACCAGGATCATCAGTAGTAATACCGATAACTTGATCACCAAAGTCATCAATAGTTGCTACTTTTAATTCGTTTAAGTAGGTTCCAGGATTCTTTGCAGCATAGTAAAAATCAGTTGCTGATTGATAATTTGCTTGATGATCGTCAAAATTTTTGATTTTGACTGAAGTAGAAGCAATACCTACACCAGCATTTGCGTTATTAAGGTTAGAACCGTCTACTCTGACGACTTTTAATCTTCCACCATAAGAGAGGAAAGAGGATGCAGTCATCCAGTATTCATAATGTCTATCTGTAGAGATAGGTTGTCCGAATACTTCAATAAGTTCTTCTTCGGTGGTGATGTCAACTGCTTCAGAAACAGGACCTAAACTAAAAGGTCCAGCAATCGCACCGTTGTTTTGAAGAACATTATCAGCTCTTCCTA